GGAACCTTATGCCTTATTTTGTCTTGCACGCCCTCACGATACCAAAGAAGTGTTTAGGTGAACCTCTCGTGAAGGATAAAATTAGACCCGGTAGTTGTTGGACAAAACTAGGAAATTATAGAATGCGCAAACAAAAATACGAAGAGATAAAGAAAAAATCGAGAATGGGATTGGGGATTGAAGAATTGTGTCTTTTGAAGAAATACGCGGAAAAAGGAGACCTAAGTAAACTTATTGAATATAAAATTACACCTCAAGATTTCGACGTGATCAATCACCTCGCTTCTGGAAACAAGTTAAAACCACGAGACGTTGCAAAAGTAAAGAAGACTTTGAAGAATGTCTACGAAAGATGAAGAACCTGAATCTGAAGAATATGTTAAGGTTATTGGGAACGAAATTTTATTCTATGCCGATGTGGACAGGGAAAACGCTCTTGATTTCGTTGAGAAATTTAAGAAGTTGGAGATCGAACTTCTTAAAAAAAAGGCTGAACTCTTTGGGTACGAACCCCTAATTAGGGTTCATATCATGAGTGAAGGTGGAGACATCTTTGCTGGTATGACAATGATGAACACTCTTGAATCATCTCGTGTAAAGATTGTTACCATCGCCCAAGGTTCTTGTTGTAGTGCAGCCACCTTCATGCTTCTCGGTGGATCTCGACGCCTCATGGGGAAGAATGCATACGTCCTCATTCACCAAATCTCTACAGAATTATGGGGTAATTTTCAGGAACTTAAACACGAGTTGAAATCAACAGAGGCTTTTATGAAAAATTTGAAGAAGATGTATCTCCAAAAGACTAAGATTCCTGAGAAAAAGCTAAATAAGCTCATGAAAAAGGATATTTACCTTTCCCCAAAAGATTGCCTCAAGTATGGAATCGTTCACGCTCTTGAGTGAGTTTATTAGCGTGTCGATATAGAGCTAGTACACATAGAATTATAAATATTATACAAAACGTGTTTAAATTTAAAGGCAACGTTGTGCTTTCTGGAGGCCTAAGTCGCTCCATTCTAGCGTAATTAATAACTGGTAATCCAGACATCTATTTAAAGTTGAGAAATTAATTACTCCTATAATGGAACGCCTTATCAAACGAGACAAGCACAACCGCGACCGCTACATTGACATCAAAGTTGAGGACTTGAAGGATGGAACTGCGGACATTGTGAAAATCTCTGGTATCGTGGGGAGTGACAAGTTTTCTGAATCACGAACCAACGTCAAGACTGGTTATGAAAAGGCTCTCAAGAGAGCTCAAACCATGTGGAACAATGAGCATACCAAGTGCAACCAAGTGTTGCCTATGCTCGCTAACAAATGGGAAGATCGCCAGAAATACATCTCTGAGCCGTTCTACGTCCAACCCAAACTTGATGGTGTTCGTCTACTCGTCTCCAAAGATGGTGGCATCTCAAGAACTGGGAAGATCATCCCCGGAACTGAGGTTCTTGGTAAGGGTCTTGGCCCAGGTCAATACGTTGATGGTGAAGCCTTTGACCCTAACCTCAACTTTGAGGAACTTACCAGCACTTTCAAGACTGACCCTCTGAAGCTCAAATTCCACGTCTTCGATTTCTTTGATCTCAAAGCTGAAGCCCTTGCCAGGGATAAGATGACATTCGAGCAACGTTGGGAGTATGTCAAGGATTCTATCTACAATCCTCATTACGAATATGTCAAAACGACGCTCGTAAAATCCAAGAAGGATCTTCCTCTCATGCATCAGAAGCATGTTGAAGAAGGACATGAAGGTACCATGATCCGTGACCGCTTCAGTGTATACGAGGTTGGTCAGCGAAGCAACTATCTCCTCAAGCACAAGGATTTCCAGACTGAGGAATATGAAATCACTGGTGCCAAAACTGGTCATGGTCGTGACGCAGACGCAGTTGTTTGGGTCTGTAAAACCCAAGATGGTCAGCAATTCACAGTCAGACCCGAGGGTACCATCATCCAACGTGAGGAGGACTACAAGAACCATAAAAAGTATATTGGGAAGATGCTCACTGTGCGTTTCCAAAACCTGACGGCATTAGGTGTTCCCCGATTCCCTGTGGGTGTTGTAATTAGAGATTATGAATAATGTTTGTAATAAATAAATGAACAGGGTCGCAATTGATATCGATGAAGTCTTAGTAAAATTTCTATTCCCCATGGCAAAACACCATAGTCAAGTTCATAAATTGTGGAGTAAACCCAAATATAGATACGTGTACCGCGAAATATTTGAAGTAGATGAACCAACTTCACAAAAAATGGTCCACGAATTTTATCAATCCAAAGACTTCATGAATCTCACACCTATACAAGGATCTCAAAAGGCTGTGTATAACCTTAAAGAGCGTTATAATAAAATGTATGTACTTACCGGACGTCAAGATATTGCCCGAGAAGAAACAGAAACATGGATAGATACATACTTTCCAGGTGTATTCGATGATGTCATACTCACAAATAGTTATACACCGAATGAGATACATAAAGCAGATATTTGTCGTGCACTTAATATAGGCCTTATCATAGATGATAACAAGTCCATATGTGATAAATGTATCGAAAATGGTGTTCGTGCTCTCAATTTTATAGGAGACGAGGATAATATTTATCCATGGTGTGAAGAGAGTGATATAAGTATTCAAGGATGGAACGAGGTTAAAACATATAATAGTTAAAATTGTATAATGTCAATCGGAATCGTTTTACCAATTGTTTTACATAAAATGGGAAACAAAATAGGAGCCGATTTGAAACAAATTGACAATTTCCATATATCAACTAATTATAAAAGCGCAAAATCGATGATTAGTGACATGGATAGACCACGTCAAATAATCACAATACTTCCTATGAAGGCTAAAGATCCTGAAGATACTTTAGAATCACTCGTAGAGGGTATGGGTCCATTAGATATTATTCTCGATTGTATGATAGACACCCCCGATCGTATACATTCTAGAGCAGAACTTTGTTTTGAAAATAGCACACAATATCTAGCGATTAATATCACGAGGGATTGTGTTTACGCTATGGGTACGCACATGGCGTATCTAGAAAACAAGAATTTATTACGTAAAATTAATAAAAATGTTAAATACATTGGTGGAATTGAAGAAGTTTAAATATTTGCTTACATAAATGTTCGCCCTTCTTTGTAAACCTATTGTTGTTCCAGTTCAAACAGGTAATCCTGTACTAAGAGCGAATGATTGTCGTATAGCATACGTAACACCATCTCAGACTCAAGAGGGTAAGCTTGAGCTTGAGATACTTGAAGCACCTCCGGTGTATATAGGTCCAGATAAGCAAAGTGAAAATTTTTAAAAAGGTGAGACACTAACGGGAATCAGTGGACCATCTGGAGTCTTTTTCATAAAAATCACCTCATCACATTCACCACCTTTCATGGCCATCTCTGGTTCTCCACAAACTGTCCCCGACTTCTTAAATCTATCACAAGCACCTTTGGTCCTCTCCGCGATATTCATGTTTTGGCTGTATCCAATGAATGTTTTGTCGAGTTTACCACTTTCCCTATCTTTGGACTTGACCGTAACTTTCCAGCAGTAACTACCAAAGTCCCATTGCTTGTTTGTATCAACTGGTGGCGGTGGAGCATCTAAAGTGGATGCAGCGAAGCGGTGATTGAACCTCTTCTTGATAGAAATGATAGGTGAAATCAATAAATTAGCAATAGTGGTCATTACTATTGATAAGGTTTGTGTTTTTAAGTTATTTTAAGCCCAGGCAGTTCCGGGGAACGTGAAGGTATACGTATCAGCCATTGTGGTAATAGCGGGTGTTTCCTTGACGACGGTCGTGCCATCCGCACCGAGGATTATAGCCTTGATACCAATAGCACGGTTCTTGCAACAAGAAGTACGGTTAGTAATCTTAATCTTCTCAATCTCTTGGACCGAACCTAAATCAACTTGGAGGTAATCAATCTCCCCCGCGGTACGACCCTTTGTGTGCGCAAAATTTGTCATGTTACCATCTACAAGATTAAGATATCCATGAGTAGCAGAGTATTCAGAACTACCGGTCACAGTTTTACCCGCAGCTAAACTGGTTGTGCCACCCTTGGCAAACACTTCAAGTTCGGCAAGGTTTATAATTTCATTCGTATCATCCACGTTACCAGCTGTTGTTCCATCGTCACGCATTGCACTGGGATCCTGTGCGGCACTCGCGATCAACTTCACATGCTGACCACTTGGGAGGGTGGGTTCAGTTTCTACAGGCTTAGTTTCTTCTATAGTTTCGCCACCCATCATGGTAGAAGCTACACTGGAAGAAATACAACATACACTGAGAAGACCGACACCGGCGAGCATAGGTACTACAGACATTGTTTATTATACTATGAGATTTTTTACATACTGGACAACACTATGTAAAAAACTCCTCCGACCGGGTTTGAACCGATGACCTACAGGTTAACAGCCTGTCGCTCTACCAACTGAGCTACAGAGGAATGGTCCTCTCTACCTGATTTGAACAGGTGACCCTTGGAACTACAGTCCACTGCTCTACCAACTGAGCTAAGAGAGGAAAAGATTTATATGCTTGTTCTGGGAGCCTCTTAAGGTGAACAGTCTTACAAGTCTCCCGCATATAAATCAAGCTCCCACCAGGATTTGAACCTGGGGTGGTGGATTCAAAGTCCACAGTGTTGACCAACTACACCATAGGAGCCGGAGCCTCGGCTACTATATCAGTAATTTGATTCTTTTCTTTAACCTCGTATATATATTTGAAGTAGTACATGATAAAAGTGAAAAGACTGGCGGCAACATTTGTAATGGTCATAGGTACGACATTGTAATGGAATGAGTATACGAGGGACAGAACACTCGCAGTCAAGTTCAAATGTAGGAAGTGGTAATTTATAGCTTTGGCATCTCGAGTTTTGTACACATGGTTAATTTCAGGTATGAACATAACAACGATGAAAGCGGATCCCAACAGACCACATACATCTATAGCGTTCATTCTTATTTATATATATTTTCTCACGTTTAAGTAGGTATGTTCTTGTTTGTCATACTATTGACGCTCGTCATCTATATTTTGGCAATCACATATAGAGAAGAAAAAATTAAATTGAAAGAAAAATATGACTATAAATGTTTCGTATTAACAGTCAATGGTGCAAAATCGAGACAGGAACGTTTTATGAGACACTATAACGATACTTTACCCCTTGAAATCATATACGGACCCAACACAAGTAATGTTAAGGTGGCTAGGGAATACGAAGATATTGTGGAACCCGAATACTTTGAAAAGGCTCTAGAAATGCATTATGACCCTATCGTGAAACGTCCCAATATTACACATTTTAACCTGGGAGCTATAGGATGTTTCGTGGGTCATATGGATTTTTACAAAAGGTGTTTCGATCAAGGTCTCAAATATGCTGTCATATTCGAAGATAACGTCATAATTAAGTCACCTCGACTGTTCCACGAAATTCAGGAGGTCATAGACGAAAAGGGTGAAAATATGGAGATGTGTTTCTTCCATTGTCTTTCCAGACTTCCCGATAAAAAAGAGGGAACTTTGGAAAAGGTGAAATGGATTTCGAGTACGAAGTGTTATCTCATAAACGTAAATAACATGAGAAAATATGTGAAACATTTCTATCCCATGGATAATCATGTTGATATGAAACACGAAGATTTAATTAATAAAGGAGCTAGAGTGTATTACAAAGATATGCGAAAGTATATGGTAATAGACAGGTCACAAAAGAGTCTCATCGGTCATAGCGACCACGGTGAACGCAACTTCTTCTCAAGGCATCATCCACACGCCACTCCCAACGATGTTAAGTGGGGGTATTAACGCGAAACATTAGTGATGTAGTGATCAATAATTTCACATCCGTTTCTTGGATGAGTCGACCAAACTAAATTGAACTCTTTTTTTGCATAGGGTTTTAGTTTAAGTATGTACATGAACTTATCGCGGGAACTTAATCCTCGGACATATAGAGAGTTGTCAATTTTTATAAAGTTGCCCTTACCACGTGGTCGATTATTGCTTCTCTGTTGCCGCCGAGCTTGCTCGACTTCTGCTCGTGAATGAAATGCGTCCAATCTACCACCTTCCCGCATTATTTCGAAGACCTTCCTTCTACTGATGGTTTGGGGACTGAGAAGTTCGCGCCAGAAAGACATGAGTTTGCGCTGAGTGATCATGTTACCAATGCGCGCCTCATGAATTTTGGGCTTACTGTAGTACCGAACAGATACCGCACCATCTGCGATATTGTGTTCGGTAGATCTATTTGATGGATCCAATAGATGTTCCCTTTTGCATGCGAGAAACTTTTCAGCGGGAACGTAGATGTCAGTGAGTGGGTGAATGATTCTAGTCATTTTGATTTACTTTCTCTCATTTTGAATCTCTACTTAGGTGCTTGTTTTATGTAAACTGGTCTTTCAGTCTTAATGATCGCCAAACCCATACGTAATATAAATCGCGCAAATCTCGAATTGACCAAGATAACCGTGTGATCTATATACTTTCTAGAACTGTATCTGTGTTCATCCAACACACCTTTCATAGAAAGAATACGTCCTACTGAAATCTTTCTACAATCTGTAGCATCTAAAACAATCTTAACACGTCTATCCTGAGACCATACTTGAGTAAAAAATGAATCTAACTCACTAGCAGACGTCGTATCATTCAATTTAATCCCAACTTGTGTAGGACTCATATATGAATACTAGAATTGAAAATCACAACTTTTACAGTGAGGATAACCCACTCTAAAAGCTGTTCCAAACGGGGCTCGAACCCGTGACCTTGGCGTTATAAGCACCACGCTCTAACCAACTGAGCTATAAGAACGGTGCAACTTGATCGTGTTACTAATCAACTTGTATAACGGTGGCATACTATATAGGAACTTCTACTTTAAGCATTTTTAATCATGGCATTAATATTGTTATTCGCATTCTTCGTAATGGAGTTACCGAAATTGTCGAGACCGAGAAGATTGATAATCTCACCGATGAGCATGAACTGTTGGGACATGACGACAGCCTTCGCGAACCTTGTCTTTGGTGAATAGTCGCCATAACCCACGGATGACATAGTTGTAAAAGAAAAGTAAAAAGGATCTACAACACTATCATCAAACCCAAACGCATCCGGGTTAATTCGATTAATGCTGGCATACACGAGACCATAAATGAGTGTTATAACTAAAATTGGTAAAAATCGTATTAACTTGAACATTTATAGTATCCTGAGAAAATTATACAGAGTCAACGCGTTCTAGTTCATCCATCTCTTTACTCCTTCTTCTATTTATATTTTGGAAAGCTCCCAACCATCTATTTACTGCACGTCTAGAGCCGGTTATAGACGCTGCATCATCACTCACCACGATGGAGAGGCCATTACAGACATCCGGTTTGTTTTCTTTCTCGGGAAATTGAACCATGAATGCCTGGATAGATATGGCCGGTATATCTGGAGCTTCGTCTAATAATCGATCGTATTCCTCCCTAGACTTCATAAGAAACTCAACTACTTCTGAGCGGTGTTTCACATCGAGTGATATTTCCATATCGATAGACCTATAGAACTTTGACCATTGTACACACATCGCTGAATGTGACTCAGATAGAGGTAGAGACTGACTAAATTTTGAGATACTCGTCAAAATTCCACCCAAAACATTCATGAATGCAAAGAAATACTGAATGACCATTATATTGTTTTTGGTATCTTGAGATACATTTTCATTACCACTCGGATTTAATACCGCAAAACCACCCACACCCGTTATACTTGCTATAATTATACTAGGATAAGACAACCAATCATTCTGTTTCTTGTAGAATAGGCGTGCATGGTTATGCAACCAGCGGTATCCAGCCGCTTTCTCTGCCCATTTTATAAGCAACTTTTCTTGTTTTTCGCACCACTCACAGTGTTCGTCTTGTTTAACACTCATGGTCTATTTTACGCGGATATATTTTTCGCACTCTCCCTGGCTAATGTATCAGCTTCTTCATTTCTAGGGTCGCCATTATGGGCTTTTACCCACCGCCATTCAACTACGTTCAATTTGTTACGCGTTTCATCGATAGCAATCCACAAATCCTTATTTTTCACTGGTGCACCCGCAGATGTCATCCACCCATTTTGTTTCCATTTTATAATCCATGAATTTATTCCTTGTTTCACGTAGTTACTATCCGTAAATATACGCACCGCTTGAATATCTCTCTTCACACATTCCTCGAGCGCTTTCAAAATAGCGGTCATCTCCATCCGATTATTTGTTGAATTAGGTTGTCCAGCACTAAGCTTAAAACTATCACTGACCACACCCCAGCCAGAAGGTCCAGGATTTCCCAGACTGCTCCCATCGGTGTATATCTCATACATGATTAGGTATTGGGTTTATTTTCTAAGTCCATTATAAAAAAGATGCAACAAATTGCCCCCATGTTAATGTTACTTTGTTGTGTATGCTGTTGCTCCTCATCTATGAGGTCAGCCGGTAGTATTCCTACCACACCCGCTGCTTCTATCGCCAGTTGTATGGGTTTATTTACCGGTGGTTTGGGTATGCTCGGTGGGGGTTTGTTTTGAGGGGTACTCTGAAGCCTTCTTTGGTGTTTTACATATCGTATCACCACAATGATCCCTGTTCTGATAGATAGAATTGATGGATGTTGAAATTTCGTTACACGACTTCAAATTCCAACGTCCCAATAGAGGTTTATCCACTTTAACAAAAAGTTCAAATACTTTCTTGAACATTATATTAAATAGGAGGCTTGTATTTAAGTAATCATTTTTAAACAGCATTGGTACTGTGCATTTTAAAAATGAGTTTTGTTTTTTAATTATTTACTAAAATACCGCGTATGGGCATTTAGTTGGAGAAGGCGAGGCCACCCATACCAGACTGGACACGGAGGACGTTGTAGTTAACCGCGAACATGCTGAGGTTGAGCGCGTCAGTGGACTTCATAGTAACAGCAACCTGCGCGTTGTCGATGCGGGAGAAGTTGCAAGTGCCGGTAGGCTGGTGCTCCTCGGGCTTGAGCGCGAAGGAGTACGAGTAGACACCCGCGTAGGGGGAGCCGGAGTGGTGGAAGTGGGGCTGCACCTGGTTGAAGTACTTACCCTTTTGCTCCTTGAACCTGTCCTGACCGTTGAGCACAAGCTTGAAGGTGTTGAGGGGACCGTTGACCTCCTCGGTGAAGGCGTCGGCAGCCGCGGTACCGCCAGTGCCTAGCTTGAGGAGAGGAGCACCGGAGACAGAGGTGGAGATGAAAGCGTTGGAGTCGGCAATGCCGGTGGGGTCGCACTCGAGGATAATGTCATCAACAGCACCCTTGGAGGTGAAGTTCCACATCTTGGTACGGGCAACACCCGAGTCGAAGCACCATACGAGCTCCTTGACGGGGTGGTTGTACGAGAGGCGGACCTGCTTGGTGGAAGCGGTGGTGACGGTATCAGTACCAGTGTGCTGCACCTGCTCGATCAGGTATTCGTGACCCTTTTGGGCAAAACGCCTACGCTCCTCGGTGTCAAGGTATACGTAGTTGGCCCAGACCTTGAAGGTGCCAGTCTGGAGGTAGGTAGAGAAATCAGACGCTAAATCGAAATCAATACGAACCTCGTGGTACTGCAGAGCAATTAGTGGGAGGTAAAGTCCGGGATTGCGGTTAAAGAAAAAGACTAGGGGCAAATAGACAGTAGAATCGGCAGTGCCGGTAGTCATCTTACCCCAAGTGGCCTTCTTGGACTCATCGAGGTAAAGCTCGGAGTACAGACGCCACCACTTCTGGTAGTGCTTGTCGACCCTTTGTCCACCGATCGATAATTCGACGGAGGAGACCGCACGCTCAGCGACCCAGTTAAGATCCGCGGCAGTAGCGGAAGAGAGGGACGCGATGCCAGCCTTAGACATGAGCTCGACGTACATATCGCCGACAAGATCACCGTTACGGGCGACGGTGACGGAAACGCGGCCGGAGTCAGCGGCAGTACCGTTGACGGTCTGCTCGATGTTCTCCATCGCGAAGTTAGTGTGGCGCTTGTATTTCGCCTGGAAGAAAGTTACTTCGGGGTTGCCAGTCAGATAGACATCCTGGGCTCCGTAGGCGACCAATTGCATAAGACCGCCAGCCATTTTGAGAGTTGTTGTACTATAAGCAGAGAAAATAATTTTGGATAAATGCGAAATTTCGCGATCCAATTTTTCTTGGTCTAATTCAAATGTCCACACAGCCTGAAGAACCTGAGATTGAGGAGGGTGAAATTGTATCCGAAACTGAATCCGAAGAAGAGGAGCTCTCCATCATCGCTACTGAGGATGAGCCTATGGACGAAATCGATGATGACGATATGATGTTCGAAGATGATGGTGTGGATGTTGCGACCCTCATGACCTCCCTTCTCGCAACCGAGGATGGAGACACCGTATGTACGGCCCTTGTCAGTATCACCCAACAACTTCAAATGCAAAACAAAATTTTGATAAAGATTTTGAGTGAATTAAAAAATTAATTAGAGAGAAAAATTGTAAAAGATATAATTAATGGAGGACACTCACTTCATCGACAAGGAACCAAATCGCTATGAAGCGCTTGCAGTACTTCAAAAACAGACTATCCAGTCGATGAATGAAGAGACCATAACAAATATTATCGAAACATTTGAAAAGATGTGGAACCTCAGAACAGAAGATTTCAAATGTGCACGCGAACTCGGGTATCATCAGTATGTACACATCGATAATTTTGACACCGAGGGGAACCCAAATGTGAGTAGTATCGACATTTTAGCAATAAAAGGTATTCGTGAAAAACAGCGTCGTTTCCTGGTAGATTTAAAAGGTCAGATCAAGAAACTCAAACTCGATAAAAAGGGGGATGAGAACGATACGACTATGATCACAAGGGTTCATAATATTCTAAAACAGGTAAAAGATGGTTACGATAACGTCCGTCGCCATTATAGTGCATACGAGCGTGTTGTAAATCCAACCGCAGTTCCACAAACATCTTCTATTTCTGATGCTTCCACTATGGGTGAAGATGACCTGGATAATTCCATACCCCTCCAAAAGTGTATTATTTTCTGTCTCGATGAACTCGAAAAGGCAAAATATCGTAGATACAAAGGTCATTGCTGCGAAGAGAGAAAGACGGAAGATGGACACAACACGAGAGCATGGGAGCAAAAGATGACAATCGAGGACTTTGTTTATTCCTTATCGAATAAGGATGATAATTTTGAAATGTGGAAAAACTTCACGAGTAAAGGGAGTATTTTCAGGGAAGTCATCGACCATCTTTCAAAGTGTCAGGACTCCCAATTTCCAACCATTAACAAAAGACGTCACGTTTGGTCGTTTAAGAATGGTGTATTTGTAGGCAAAGAATGGGTCTCTACAAGTCCAGATGATGGATATTATACATGCACATTTTACCCTTATAATTCGATAGAATTCAAAAATCTAGATCCATCTATCGTCGCGTGTAAGTATTTCGACAATGATTTTAACGATTATTCACATTTGGATAGATGGCAGGACATCCCCACACCAAACTTTGACAAAGTTTTACAGTATCAGAAGTTTGAGGAGGAAGTATGTAACTGGGCGTATGTTATGGGTGGTCGTCTCTGTTATGATGTGGGTGATCTAGACAGTTGGCAAATTATCCCATTCTTCAAAGGTATCGCTAAATCGGGTAAATCTACATTAATTACTAAGGTTTTCAAGAATTTCTATGAAAACCAGGATGTACGAACTCTGTCAAACAATATCGAGAAGAAGTTTGGTCTTTCTTCAATCAAAGACGCTTTCATGTTTATTGCACCGGAGGTAAAGGGTGATCTCGCTTTGGAACAGGCTGAGTTTCAGTCTCTCGTATCAGGTGAAAATGTATCTGTAGCAGTTAAGAATAAACCAGCTGAAGAGATTCCAGAATGGAAGGTACCCGGTGTTCTCGGTGGAAACGAAGTTCCAGGGTGGAAAGATAATTCGGGTTCGGTCCTGCGTCGTATTTTACCGTGGAACTTTAGCAAACAAGTGAGACAAGCTGATCCTCGTCTCGATGAAAAACTTAAAATGGAATTACCTAGAATTTTAGTTAAATGTGTCCGGGGTTACATCGAATACAGGAACAAATACGCTGACGCGGATATTTGGGATGTCGTACCTAAATACTTTGAAATCATCAAGATGCAGGTGGCGAAGGTGGCGAACTCTCTCATCCATTTCCTAGAATCTACCATTGTCGACAAGGGTAAAGACCAATACGTACCACAAAACTTGTTTGTAGCTGCGTTCAATACACACTGTAAAAACAATAATTTGGGTCAACACAAGTTTCATGAAGATTTCTATGTGGGACCATTCAGTTCTTATGATATCGAGGTTAGGAATGAATCTGTATCGTATAGAGGCAGGCAATACCCCGTCCAACCAGTCATATTTGGTATTGACTTAATCGAAGACCAGTTAATGACGGGCAACAATCATTAAAAAAAATCCTTACACATAGTAATATGAGCCAGTCGGTCAAAGAATTTGTCAGGCAGTCTGGTGTGGACGTACGAAGTCCAGACTCTAACTCCAATAATAACTTCGCTCGAGAACTTGAAGAGGATATGTTTAGACGTCAAGATCGTATGGCTCGCCGAGAAGAAATTGCACGTGGTCAGCAGTTCTTCCGTGAACCTACACGACCTGAATTACAGCAACGACGGGTTCCTCCTCCACCTCCTAGACGGAGTCGTTTCGCACAGTTCGAAAACAATTCTCCATTAGAAAATGAATTTTCTGATGTAAATATGAACAAATTAGTAAATAATGCATTAAGAGAACCCATAAATACAAGTGAATTTGACAACATGAATCTCACTCCTATCAACGAAGCCGCGTTTGAAAAGGGTCTCGCTGAGATGAACCCAAATACAATCAATGAATTTGGGGGTCTCACTGATCTAGAAATTTCTCCATTGAAACCCGGTTTGTTCGTTGGCACTATTAATAAATCATTCGGTAAAGAAGTTCGTTTAGACCTTTTACCAATTCTAATGAAAAAACCACTCGGTAAAACACCTATCGGTCAGGGTCTTTATATAGACACAAAAGAGATAAAGGGTATTTATGGTCAGTTTAAAACTGGATTTTCTCATACAAAAGAGGGTGGTCCCAAAGGAAGTATTAACAAACCTTTCGCCAGTGTCCAAATTATGGTGACCGTTTCGGATGGTATGAATAGTCAAGGTGGACTCTGTAATATTTATAGGAATGGTAAAATACTTTTCCGTAATGGATTTGTTGGTACAAACATTGCAAACCAACCTGAACTCATTCGTCGATTTATCGTAGATAATTACACACAAAAAGAACCATTCCTTTACAGTCCAATCGAGTATAACAATCTAAGTGGTCAGTTTAGTATAAATGGGGTATTCTCAAATCTCACTCGTATGCAAATGAAATTTTCAAAATATGGAACTACCACATATGAACCAGAACTTTCACCAATGCTTTATGTCACCATGAAAGGGTACACACTCAATATTAGTAAGTCTGGCACCGTACAAATCATAGGTGCCAAGTCACCCGCTATCATGGAAAATGCATACAAAGCTGTAACTCCATTAATCCGTGAATTTTATAGAGATGGAGATGTCACTATAGACAAGACCAAACGTAAGACAAAGACTAAGCGCAAGACCAAGACTAAAAAGGTTTCTCCTCCTAAAAAGACCAAACCCGTAGTAAAACGCAAAGCACCTTTAACA